TTTTTATTGGCATCAGCTGTATTGTCGAGATTTCCCAGGCCTAGATTTTCCGGAGTCAGAACAACATTGCCAGTGCGAAAATCCTTTTCTGCTGATCCACGGATACCTGTAATAGAATTGACCTGCGCTCCTGCGGCAATACTGTCTAATTTTGCTTTGTCTTCTTTAGACATTAGGCCATCAACTGTGGCAGTTGCAGCCTTTGTGACGGTTGCGTTAATACCGTCTGATATTTGGGCACGTGACGTGCCGTACATATCGCTGATTTCAATAGTTGCCACGCTTCCAGTTTTTGAGACTCTGGCTGTTGGAAAATTCGCGGCAATAAATTCCTGCGCAATTCTAACTACAACGTCCTCAATACGTTGCTCTAACGTTTTGACCGTAATTGCCATAACTCCTCTCAAGTTTATGCCCCCACAGAAAAAGTCCTTCTATGGGGGCTTTTTTTATGCCAAAGTCAAAAAAACTAAGGTCTAACTAAAACGTGACTACTACTTGACTACTCTCCAGATGCCGGTGCAGTAGGACGACCGGATGCAAGAGAAGACTCAAAAAGAGCCACAAAATCGGCATCAGAAGGTTGCCCCAAAGCTGCCTCAAGAGCATCAATGTCAGATTCCGCAGTTGTCATGCGAGTTTCAAGTGTAGTTGCACGGCCTTCAAGAGCGTCAATATCACTTTCTGCGGTAGTAACACGATCAGCAAGAGCTTGTGTATCAGCTCCACTTGTTGCTCCGATATTTGTACGTGCGCGGAGTTTTTGCTCTTCCGTCAAGGTCTGTTCTTTGTCGTAGTGGACATGACCAGCTGCAAGAGCTTCAAGAGCTGCAATTCCAGATTGGTTGTTTGTGATGAGATCCTGCAACTCTTTCAGGGTATCGTAGGCCTCTCCAGCTCCGTTCAGAATTTCATCTTTAACGGCAGCTTTTGCGGCGCGGATTGCATCATAAATGTCATAGCATTCCCAGCCCATGCGGCGGGCAAGAGCATTTATTTTTTCAACAAGAGACTCCAACTGAGTTTCATTATCAGCCATTTTAAACTCCTATTAGTCTCTTCCTTCGAGAAGAGCTGTATCAAAAACATGGACAAAGTTTGTACTTTCGCCAACTTCTCCAATTACAAAAGGCATTTCGGCGGGAGGATTTCCTACGCCTCCTGAATGTCTAATATGCAATTGGAACTCACTGCCTTTTTCTGCAGCAAAAAGCAGCTTAAATTTTCTCGCGTACCCCGATGTATCTGCACTAACTACGTTGTAATTATACCCAGGATAACACGCAACACCATCATAATATAAATCAACCACATCAACGTTTGGTATATATCCTAATTCATTTGGTAATGCTAAATAACCGTTATTTGCTATATCTGCGGTAAGTGTCCACACTGCTGTTTTTTCGTAACAGCCTTCAGCAAACCATTTAACAAAACCTGCTAAAGACGCATACTGTCTTTCTGTACAATATCCAGTATCATTAATATTTAATATTATTTCGGCATTGGTACATTGCACAATAGGAATAATAACAGTATGTATTAAAGACTGTCCTTCCTGTGGTAAAACTTTGTAATATCGTGCATGGTTACCATAACCGTATAGGACTTCCTTATCTGTTTCTTCACCCAAATACCCCACAACACCAATTTCATTTATCCAAAAACCACCAATATTTGCGGGTATTGTTCCGTGTAAAAGAGCTATTTTTGGATCATTTTCATCACGTGTCATACTGTCAATAGGGCATCGATACACTTCATGCACAAGCTTTTTTACGGAAGGACTCGGTTTGCTAACAACGTTTAAGTTTGCATCACCAAAAACTATATGAGTAAGTACGATTCTTTTCTTTTCTGCTATTGCGCGGGCTTCAAGTTCAGCCCCTGAATCTGTTAAAACTGCATGGTATTTTGGTGCTGTTTCTGTATCCGCCATATTATTCTCCTAAGCTGTCCTAATAAACGTAGAAATTTTTGTTTGGGTAAAACCTTTTATTGCAATACCATAATTAACTTTTGCTGATACAGGTGGTGGTGGCTTAAAATAAAAAACAGTTTGCAAGTGGGTTTTACCTTTTATTGCAATACCAGAATAAATATTTTGCTTTACAGGTGACGGTGGAGAAAAATAAATATGGCTTCGCATATCAGTGTGACCGTCAATATACAAGCCATAATGAATAGGAACAGGTGTAGGAGGTGGTGGCTCAAAATATAAATGGTCTCTTGATCTTGTTCTTGAAAATACACCAACACCACAATATTTTTTAATAGGTCTTGTAACTTTTGTCTCTATATAATCTAACCAAGAGCGTACATTTTTATATTCAAATATTAATCGAAAGGCATTGCGTGCATCTAATTCAACCCATTCATGTTCTGAAACATCAAAATGGACTCTAAAAAAATACGGTCTACCGTTATATTGGAACCATTCCGTTATGTCTGTTGGCAACTCGTTTCGACATGTCAAAAGTGCATTTAAAATAGACCATTTTGTGCCTTTACGCCTATGCAGCATAAGGCTCATCTGTATCATTTTCCGCTTAGTTTCTAAGCTGCCTAACGTGTCATAGCCGTCAACGTGGAGTTGCCAAGCAAGTAAATCGAGAATCTCCGAAGGTAACTCTTTGAGTCCGCCCGCAAGTTCCGTCACCCGCTCCATTGCGGACAGCATAGGAACAGGATTGATAAAACCTGAATCATGAGCCAATCGTGCAAAGAGCAGTACATCAGGTATCGCAAGTACGCTTTTGTTAAAAACGAGATCAAGTGTATCTGCGACATTTTTGACCGTGGTATCTGATGCAATAGAATGTGTCAGAAGATCACGAAAAGGCGTATTTCCCAGGTATCTACTCATCTTCTACGCCACCGAACAATAATTTAACGGAACGTTCTCTAGCAATTTGGGTAAAGGATATCGGTGTAAATTTTGGCTTGGTAAGCTCAATCCTTTTTGCACCTGCCTGTTGCACCAGCTGTATTAACCGTGACGGAATAATATCTCTTGCAGGTTTTGTTTTTTGCCAAAACATAAACGTATTGAGTGCGTTGGTAACGGCAGCTGTGATGCCAGCAAGAAGTGTCACGTCATTACGGTTAATGTACCAAGTTCCTTCAATGTCATATTCGACCACGTCAGGTGCAGCAACAATTACCGTATCTGTAAGAGGGCGCACAGTTTCAGCTGAGAGTGTGTCGTAAACCATTTTGCACATTGCGGCATCGGGAAGCTCCCCATCTTTGAGTACAAACCGCACATCAACAACACCGGGCTCCGGAGAGTAAACACTCACATCCGATATGTCGGACGACACTTCTAAAACACGCGCTTCATATTCCCCTCTAGACCCTGCAACTGTATAACTTTCAGGTGCAATTCTAATACGCTCTCGTAAACGCTCATCATCCTCAATGTCAGTACCGTCTAACGTAGTTGTGATGTTAGAAACACCAACGATATACGGAATCGGATCTACTAAACGATTGATCTGACCGGGCACAAGTCCAGTCGCTTTTGACCCCGCTTCTGTACATTGAGCCACAATGTCACAATATGTCTTTCCCGCAGCGATTTCCCCTTGAGACATTCCAACAAAAACAAAACTTCCATCTTGTGTTGTGACTCGTGTTGCTTCGGGAATAGGCACCGCAAATGTTAATGTTTCCCCGATAGAAAACCGTATTAGGCATGTTGCATTGCGAGCGGGAATCCTTGAAACACCCATTAGCGCACCCAGATGATCTAAATGCGCTCCTGTCGCGTATGCCAACAGATTTTGTTTTCCGGCAAGATCAATCAATCCGTTTTGGATAGAAACGACATAAGCAAGAGACTCAAGAAAAAGTCGTACAGGATCAGCAGGTTGAAGGGTTATTCCTGCAATTTTTTCGTACGCGGTAATAACGGCTTGCTCAACTTCACTTGTGCTTTGAGGCGCAAAAGAAATCGGAGGAAGCATTTTTAAATTAACGGAACTCATCTAAAAACTCCTCCCTTATTGCTACCGTTACTCTGTACGGCATTTGCCCCTCAACACTGTTTTCTATTCCCGGATCTAAAAACTCTATGCCTTTAAACTGGATACGCGGAATATATTTTTCCAGCTGTGCAGCAACCTCAGAAATCAATAATTGCCGTGCTTCAGGTAATGGAGAGTCAATGACATTCCATGATACGCCAAAATCGCGATCTAACGGTACGCTTCCTTTACACGTTGCAAGCAGTGTCCTGATTTCCTGTGCAAGTTGCCGTATTCCAGTGGCTCCAACTTCAACTGCTCTTGGCTGTAGCATATCTATTGTGAGTAACCTAGGCATCAGTTGTACTCCACAAGACCTAAGTCCACGGTTGCCGACCATGAAGCACCATTGTGATAAACGACATGCAACACATCAACGGTACGGATGCAATAAAACCCAAACCACGAAAATCCTAAAACTAAAGGCCATTCCTGTCCTGTTTGAGCCATTGTTCGCAACAACAAAATTCTTGCGTCTACTGACAAATTGTCAGCAATAATCGGATGTATAATAACTTGCATGTTAATAATATCGAGGTTGCGTCCTGTATGCTCAATTTTCGGTAATCCGGACAGACATTTGTGTTCGGCAAAAATAATGTTTCGGGTACGTTTCATCTCACGGAAAGTATTGACCATCTCCTCCGTGACCATGAAGGGATATGTGCCAAGAAGACCTTGCAATGACATGACAATCACCCATTAACAAACGTGTCCGGAGAACCACTGGCAACATTGCACCCACAATTAACCGCGTCCCCAACACGAGCAACCGGGCGGCTATTAACAAAAGTATCGGGCGATCCGCTTGCGATTATCGGCACATGCAGCTCGTGACCATCACCCGCGCTGTTAATTGGAGGGGCAACAATTGCAACTGTTTCACCCGCAGGTGTCATAGCACCACCGCCACCAATTCCACCACCAACAACGCCAACCGTGTAATCATTTGTGCAACCATGCGGGATATACACATCACCAACACGGCCAACACCATGACTATTGACAAAGGTATCCCCTGACCCCGTTACCAAAAGCGTAGGTGGACAAGCATCGTGAGGCGTATGAAGGTCAACGTCCTTTCGTGTAACAGGCGGCATAATATTTCCTTATGGGTTTATATTAACAGGTTTACCTTTAATTAAAATTTCACCTTCAGCACGTATTGTAATTGTACCAACGGAAGATATCTCTAAATGGTGTTCTTTTCTGTCGTACTCAATAATGGTTCCATCAGCAAATTTTCTATGAAACTTTTCGGCATCTTTTACCGGTGGTTCCTGTTTTCCATACATGCTACCTAATACAAAACCCTGCTCAAGACCAATTGGCAAAAAAAGGCAGAGAACTTGATCACCAATATCGGGTAAATCATACTGCATATCTTTGCTTGCACGAGGAGTGAGAACTAAGAGCCAATCTGTCGTTAATGGTGCGGTAACGGTATCCTTGCATTGCACTTGTACACGATGTTTTTCAGGCTGGCGTGCTGTAACGTACCCAACTCTTATGGCATGGGATAGTGCATTTGTTAGTT